CAGCAATTTGCCACGCATTAGTTCAATGGGGATATATTGAAGGAGTTCATTATTTTGTTGGACGGCGTGCGCCGGCAAATTTGAATTTTAAACAACCTAAACGGCCTCCGTTAAGAGATGCTTGGAATAATTGCTTCCATTTTTGGAATGGTACTATTATGATCGTGCTTTCATTCAATCAAGGTATGTCTGCTAATTCAATGTCACTCGATTGGATAATTGGTCCGGAAGCAAAATTCCTAAGCTATGATAAAATAAAATCGGAAGTCAATCCTGCAAATCGCGGGAATAAACAATATTTTGATTCATGTCCATGGCATCATTCTACTTTATATTCAACTGATATGCCTACTTCAAAAATGGGTCGATGGATATTAGAAGAAGAAGATAAAATGGATGTAGATCATATTAATTTCATACGTAATATTTATAAGGAAGTAAAACGCTATGAGAGTTTGCCTGAACAAACAGAGTATGTAATAAGGCATGCAAAAGAATTAAGAAAGGATCTAGATCTAGCAAGAAGGTATCAAAAACCAAAAGTTGAACAAAAAGGGAAAGATAAAGAATACACAGTTTTTTATGCCGAATATGATGTTTTTGATAATCTTGAAGTTTTAGGAGAAGATTTTATTTGGCAAATGTACAGAGATAGTCCACCATTAATTTGGAGAACAGCATTCTTAAACGAACGATTATTCAAAGTAGCAAATGGGTTCTATTCTGCATTGGATGATAATATCCATTTTTATTTACCTCCAGATAATGGGAGATTGACTGCATTAGGTAATGATTGGAAAAATTTATCTAGATCCTCATGTTTGGGAGATGGTGATCTTGACTTTACTAAGCCCATTCATATAGCATTTGATTCAAACGCTGCCATATCATCATGTGCCGTTGGACAGGTTGTAGAGAATGAATTAAGAACAATTCATTCTTTTTTTGTAAAGACACCAAGAAAGTTACAAGATTTGTGTCAAGTAATATGTGATTATTATGCACAAAAGATCAATAAAGAAGTTGTATTTTATTATGACCATACGTTTGTATGGACATCGGGAAATAATCCAGAAAGTTATGCTGAAACAATAATAAGAGTATTCAATGGCAATAAATATAATATTACAGGAGTATATATTGGGCAAGCACCGCGTCATGATTGGAAACATCTTCAAATAGATCTTGCCCTTAAAGGGGATCCTTCTTTATTATTCCCAACATTTAATTTAATTAATAATGAATATTTAAAGATTGCCATGGAACAAACAGGGGTTAGACAAGGCAAAAATGGGTTTGAGAAGGATAAAACACCCGAAGGGACACCGGATTCTCCTGATTCGCCTGATGAATATAAGACACATATTACAGATGCATGGGATACACTTTTCATAGGCACTAATTTTTATTTTGTTGAACCGTCTAAATCAACAGGCGGAGCTATCTTTATTTAAAATCTTTTGAACTTCAATAAAAGGTTTGTAAGAGTTTTTGTAATCACTTTCGAGTGACTTTTGCCGTGTTCATTCCGTCATTGCGCATAGCTCCATGCCTTCATTCACACCGCATCGCCACCGCTCGCAAGAGCTTCCTTCATTCGTTCGTTTCGTTTCATTCGCTCATTCCACTTATAGGTGCATTTGTTTTTCCCACCCTGCATACCTGCGGTTGCAGCATCGTTCCGCTTTGCGAAACGACGCTTCACCGCCACACACAAAAGCACCTAATCGTTTCATTCGCTTCATTTCGCTTCACTTCCTCATTCAGTCCAGCACTTGCCTTTCCAAACGCACTTGTTCCATACAAAAACCCTTTCATATTTTTCAAAATGATTTTTAATTAGCTTTTTTCGTTCATTTGGTGATTTAATATTGGTTAAATGTGTTAAAAACGAAAGGCGACGAAAGTATGAAATGGGAGATAAAAAGATGATAGACATGTAGTTATATTATTTTCTTTATATATTTTTTACATTTGCAAAAGAGACCTACCTAAAAATAGGAAAAAAAACGGAACAACTGTACGGAATTCATTTTTTTGCTCGTATGTTATTGTTATTGTGTGTTTTATCTCTGCACGATTTTTGCACGATTTCGTACGATTTTCAAAAAAACCGTACAGTTTTGACTTTTTTAGCACTTTTGAAAAACTGTACAGAAACTGTACGGAAATAGTACGGTGTTATTTGTTTGATAATCATTATTTAACAAAGACATGAATGTACAGTTGTACGAAAGTACAGTTTTTTTCTATAGTTTTCGCAAGGGTGTTTTTGCGAAGCAGTTAAAGTGAGAAGAAGATATAGCATAATGCAATATTTTAACATTTTTTTTTTGGCAATATATTGATTTATAGTTATGTTTGTAATGCAGAAAAATCAATTTATTAATTTTTTTTGATATGATTACAACAAAAATTTCAATCAAAAAACATCTTCAAGAGTTCGTAATAGGAAAGTATAATAATCATGAGTGCACGGCTATTACATTTCCTGATAATTTAGATTTGTATTATTTGATTTTTGATTTAACTCAAAAAAGGCCTATTAATTGCCCTGTAGATTATGGTAATCTTGAAATAGTTTTACCGAATAGACGTATCGGTAAATCACCGGAGACATATAATTATCTTAGCGAACGTAGTCAACTTTTAATACAAAAGAAAATAGAGAATATGTTCTTTGCAGAATTACATGACGAGCTAGATGGGGAGAAACATCGGAAAGGGATTCCTTATATTGAAACTGTTTGGAAGTTCATTTGTAAGTATGGCATAATATCAATCACCGAAGATGCTCTTTTAAAAGATTATTACCGTTGGAGACAAGAAGTAAGACGGCGTGAAAAAAGAGGTTATTTAAAACAAAATAATTTATCGACAAAGTGAATGATTTTGTACATTTTTTGAAGCAAAACATCATTATATATGAACTAAATATGCTATGTGTTTGTTTTTTATATAGTTATAAATATTTAATTTAATTATTATGTTAGACATTGATAATGCAGGAGGAATTATTCTTGCCGAATATGTATTTCCGGCAGATATACTAACTATGTTCTATTTGAATGATGGAGTATATATTGTTTTGAATTTGGGTCGCAAATGGAAAAAACTTTCACACGCGAAAGACAAAATCAGTGTAGAAGCAATACCTACAAATGATGATGCTGGAACGATTTATGAAACAAAAGTGAGTATAACATGCCCATTTAATCGTGTAACATCGGATGATAAAATCTATTTTGAGCTATTAAAAGAAGCTGGAATGATTTTACGTTATACACTTTCATCCGGAGAAAAGATGATAGCAGGCCAAAATTTTAATCCATTGCGCGGAACTGTACGCCGGTTGACGCCGGCGAAAATGAATGATTTTTCAGGTTATCAACTTGACTTTTCGGCCAAAACAACGGTCGGTTTGATGTCGTATCTATATTAATCAGTCCTTTCATGCCTTCAAATAAGGCTATAACATTGTAGAAAATTAAACTGCAATGTTATATTACCACAACATTTTAAATGGAGTTTGGTTCATTGAGCCTTCATTTGCTAATAACTATATTCATTATGTAACTAATTGGTTAAAAGGAATTAATAATGAATCAACCGATAAAGAAAAAGTCAAAAAAACAGGGTTACGTATTGGAATACAAGAAAATGGATCGTATGTAATTAGTCCAGAAGGAATTGATATTGAGCCAGAAGATGCACCGGCAAATTCAATCGCAATATTGAATATAAATGGAGTGATTACCAAATATGATCAGTTTTGCGGTGAAATTGGTATGATTACAAAAGCCGATATTCTACAACGTTGTTATGATAACACAAACATAAAAGGGGTAATCATTGTTGGAGAAAGTGGTGGTGGAGATGGTAATGCCATGCGTCTCATGGTAAGCAAAATTTTACAACGCAATAAACCGGTGATTGGCTTTGTGGAAGATTATTCATTTTCGGCTATGTATGGAATCTTGGTAGCTTGTGATGTTATTATTGCTAATTCGGAATTGGCACAAGTTGGAAGCATTGGAACATATATGACATTAGTTGACTACAGCAAGCAACTTGAGATGGAAGGAATCAGTGTAAAAGAAATTTATGCCACAAAGTCAACAGACAAAAACAAAATTTTCAATGATGCCATAAATGGAGTTCCAGAAGGCATAATTGGAGTACGTGCTATTTGTGATAAATATAATGAATATTTTTTGCAAACTGTTTCAGACGGTCGTAGTGATCGTTTAAATGAATCGGATAAAGAGTGGGGAACAGGCAAAACATTTTTTGCGTCGGAAGCCTTAAAAATGGGACTTATTGATGGAATAGATACGATTGAAAACGTAATTAATTATTTAAATGTTTAAAAATGAAAGTACTAACTAATGAACAAAATGCAGTGTTGACTGAAAAAGCTACAAATTGGGATAAGATCATTTTGCATTATGTTGAAGGTAACCCCGAAGCAAAAGCAGAAGATGTTACGCCCGATAGTCTGTTTGAGGCATTTGCAAATGAGAATGATAGCGAAATGCAATCAAGATTAGAATCAGCACAAGCACAAATTGAAGTGCTACTGTCAGAAAAAACGACAATGGAAAAGGAAATTGATGAACTGCAAACACAAGTTAATAATTTGTTAGCCGGAGCAGGTGCAAAGGTTGTAGCAGTTCAAAGTGAAACAGAGCCAAACGCTAAGGAAGAAACATTAGCTGAATTTGCTCAAAAAAATTCGGGAGATACGTTTGCCATTTTAGAGATGGCAAAAAAAGAAGGTTTAATCTAATTTAATTTATCAAAATGGCAACAACACCAGCAGTAAACATTGCGAG